CTCGCGCGGCCGTGACCTGATCTGTTCGCTCGTGAGCTCGCTCCCGATCCGCCAATACGGGACCGCCTGGAATGGTGAAATGCTCGAGGAGATCCCGCTCCCGCCGGAGCCGTGGATGCTTCGGCCGGATTCGCGCACCACGCGAACCCATTCGATCAGCTGGCTCGTCGACGATCTCCTGTTTCACGGTAAAGGCTACTGGTACGTTTCGAAGCGTTACGCCGCGAACGGCGACCGGCCAGTCGGCTTCCCGGCCGAATTCGTTCAGCTTCCCGCGTCTATGGTAAGCATGGTCGCGTCGTCGTTTCACGGAAACGTCCCGCTCGGCGACTATTCGCTGACCTACAACGGCCAGCCAGTCCCGAACCGCGACGTGATCGTGTTCTATTCGCCTATGGCTCCGCTTCTCGCGATCGGCGGCCGCGCGATCCGAACAGCTGAACGACTCGATACCGCCGCCTGGCGTTTCTCGTCGACGACTGTCGCCGCCGGCTGGCTCGAGCAGACCGAAGGCGATATGCTCGACGACGAATATCTCGACGACGCCGCGAACCGCTGGCAAGAGCTCCGCGACCTGAACGCGATCGCCGCGCTCGGCCGCGGCTGGAAGTGGAACGAATCCAGCATGGACCCGTCGAAGCTTCAGCTGACCGAAGCGCGCCAGCACCAGGCGCTCGAGCTCGCGCGACTCGTGAACGTGAGCCCCTTTCTGGTCGGCGCTCCCACCGGCTCCGGCATGACATACCAGAACGCCGAACAGGCGCGCCAACAGCTCGCCCAGGACGCGCTCCCGTTTATCGAAACGATCGAGCAGACGCTCAGCTCGGACGCTGTGACCCCGCGCGGCCGCGTGATAAAGCTCGACCGCTCCGCCTGGTCGTCCGAAATGCTCGACCGCGAATCTGCTCAACAGGCCGCACAGGAGACCCCCGCATGATCCCCCAACAGCTCCGCGCTTCCTTCCACGGGATCGCGATCTCCGCCGCCGAAGACGATCAGCCATCGCGCGAGATCGTCGGACTGGCCGCACCCTACAACGTGACGACGACTGAGAGCGGCGGGACGACGTTCCGGCTCGCGCCTGGCTCTCTTCCGATCGACGGGCCTGCTCCGAAGGTTTACCTGTATCACGATCAGACTCAGGCGATCGGCGTCGCCGCTCAGCGAGTACCGTCCGCCGACGGCGTTCTCGTAGCGCTGAAGATCTCCCAGACGCCGCTCGGCGATCAGGCGCTCACACTCGCCGCCGACGGCGTTCTCGACGGCCTGAGCGTCGGCCTCGACGTCGAAGACGGCGAATATGACGCCGACGGCGTTCTGGTCGTCACGAAAGCGCGCTGGCGCGAAGTGTCGCTGGTCCCGTATGGCGCTTTCCAGGAGGCGCGCGTCCACAGCGTCGCCGCTTCCGAACCTGATCCCCTCCCAGTCGAGGAGGAGAACCCAACCCAATCCACCAACCCCTCCGAGGAGGAAGAAATGCCCACCGAAACCCCCGCCGTCGAGGCGACAGTCCCCAGCGCGCCGCTGTACGCGGCCGCACCGAAGAAGCTCACCGCGGCCGAGTACCTGTCCGCCGTGGTGACTGGAAACCTGAACCCGATCGCCGCCGCCGAGAACGGTACTGGCGACGTTCCAGGAATCCTTCCCGACCCCCTGATCCGCGACGTGTACGATTCGCTCAGCCCCGCCAGGCCTTTCGTGTCAGCTGTGGGCGTGTACGCCGCACCGTCGACCGAAGTCTGGTATCGCCGCAAGATCACCCAGCACGTCGACGTCGACGTTCAGGCCGCCGAATTCGACGACCTGGCCAGCCAGGCGCTCGAGATCTCGAAGCTCACCGTGACGAACCAGCTCGTGGGAGGCTTCATCGACTTGTCCGAGCAGGTGATCGACTGGTCCGAGCCTTCGATGGTGAACCTGGTCCTGCGCGACATGACGAAGATCTACGCGAAGCGGACCGAAACCCTCGCCTGCGCCGCGCTGATCTCCGGCGCGACCGTGACCGACACGATCGCCGACTTCACCGACGGCGACGAGATCCTCGACGCGCTCTACGACGCGGCCGCCACGATCTCCGACGCGACCGACGAGCTCCCGACTCACGTCTTCCTCTCGCCGGACCGCTGGGCCGATCTCGGAAAGGCGAAGGCCGCCAACGGCGACCGAATCCTTCCGTCCGTCGGACCCTCGAACGCCGCCGGAACCATGAATCCTGGCTCCTTCACCGTCGCCGGCCTCGGCCTGACGTTCGTCGTTTCGAACCGTTTCGCGGCCGGCTCGATGGTCGTCGGAAACCCGCAAGGGATCGAGCTCTTCGAACAGAACAAGGGAACGATCCGAGCCGATCAGCCGGCCAATGCGAGCGTCCGCCTGGCCGTGCGCGGCTATTTCGCCAGTCTGGTGATCGACAGCGGCGCTTTCGTGAAGTTCGTCGTCTGATCCTGTCCCCCTGCGATCGCTGACGACTAAGGAGGAGGTGAGGAGAGTATGGCGCTCACGAAGACAGTAACGCACGCCGTCGCCGTGGCCGGCGTCCATACCCTCACCCTCTCCGACGTCGACGACCTTCGCGTCGGCTACCAGATCAGCGTCGCCGGCGTCGGCCAGAACTACGACGGAACGCATACGATCGCAACAGTCGACGACGAGGATCTCGAGATCACCTTCACCCAGGGAAACCAAAACCACGCCGCCGCGGACGTTTACGGCCAGCTGAACGTCGTCGTCCAATGGGTCGACGACCAGGACGTGCTCGGCTTCCTCGGCGTCGACCCTGCGACCCAGCTAGACGAAGACTGGCTCGCCGTCGCCGTCGACTCTGGGAACGAATGGTGCTTCGAACGCCGTCGGAAATGCGGCTACGCCGATCTCCCGAACATCGTCCCGAACCCGTCCGTGAAAGCCGGCACGATCATGAAAGCCGCGCAGGAATACCGCGAACGCGGAAGCGTAGAAAGCTTTCAGAGCTTCGACGCGATCCCGACGCCGGCGCTGATCGGCGGAGGCCTCGGCCAGATCCTGACGAAGCTCGGCTGTAATCGTCCGAGGTTCGCGTAATGGGACTGCTAAACGACGCGCTCGACGCGCTCGTCGGCTATCTCGAAGCCGGCAATCTGCCAGTAATTGACGACCCGCGAAACCTGCGACCGCCGGCTGTGCTCGTCGAGCCGCCGACGATCACCGCCAGATCCGCGAGCCTGATCGTCTGCGAATTCCCCGTGATCTGCGTCGCACCCCCGCCAGGGAACCGCGACGCGACGAAGAAGCTCCTCGACCTGGCCGATCAGGTCGCCGAGCTTCCCGAAGTCCTAACCCTCTCAGGGTCACCAGGCGTCTTTACGACTGGCGGCCAGGAGCTCCCGAGCTACCAGCTCACCGTCCAAATAACCATGAGGAGATAAACCCATGCCCGCAGTAGTCCAAACCGGCCGCTCTCTCACGCTGGAAATCAACAGCGTCGACGTGAGCGTTCAGACAGCCGAGGTGACGCTCACCCCGTCCCAGACTGTCGACCAATACATCACGCTGTCCAGCTCGGCCGCGAAGGCTCAGCCTGTGACGTGGGCGCTCACCGTGCGCGCTTTCCAGGACTGGGGCGAGGCGACCAGCTTCGCCGAGGCGATGGTGACCGCCGCCGCCGCAGGTACGTCGATCCCCTTCGAGCTCGCTCTCTCAGGTGGCGGAACCGCGACCGGCGACATCGTTCCGACCTATCCGAACGTCGGCGGCGCGGCTGACGCGGCGCTCGAAATGGATCTGGAATTCCAGGTCGACGGCGACGTCACGTTCACGTTCTGACGTGGAGCTGAATCTCCGAGTCGTCGCGAACGGCGAGACGCACGAGCTGAAGGCGCTCCCCTGGGTAATCATGCTCTGGGAGCGCCGCTACAAGACGAAGGTATCCCGAGTATCAGCTGAAGGCCTCGGCCTCGAAGACATGGCATACATGGCTTACGAGTGTCTGAAGCTGAAGAAGCACGAAGGATTACCGCCGACGTTCGACCTGTTCGCTCAGACTGTGACTTCCCTCGAGCTGGCCGGAGATAGCGCAACCCCTACGAACGCGGCTCCCTCGGCCGATTAGTCGCCGAGGTGGCCGCGGAAACAGGGATACCGCCGCGGGAGCTCAGCCAGGACGGCGTAATGTTGCTGACCCTGGTCGAGGTGCTACAGGAAAGGAATAGGCGCAAGTGAGCCGGCTAAAGATCGACGGCGAAATTCAGAACGTCAGCGCGACCCTGCGCGCTCTGAAACAGATCGACCCCGAGCTTCGGAAGCGCGTCCCCGACGAGATAAAGAGCTACGCACAGCCAATGCTCGCCGAAATAAAGGCTGGCCTCCCTACAGGTCCGCCGATCCCTGGCTGGTCGAAGAAAGGCCGCACCGGCTACCGGCCGAGCTCGGCGCGTTACAAGGTACAGCTCCAATTCCGAGGATCGCGGCCGAAGAATTCGCCTGTCGATTCGTGGCCTGTGCTCCGCGTCCGATCCCGCCACCTCGCGGCGATTATCTACGACACCGCCGGCCGACGCTCTCGAGGCCGCACAGAACAGGGTCGCGCCATGATCGCAAAGCTGACGAAAGAGCACGGCCGCGCGTCGCGTTCCGTCTGGCCGATCGTCGAGAAGCACGTCGACGATATCGAGCGCGGGATCGAGGAATCCTTCGCGAACTATGCGAAGATAGTCTCGAAGGAGCTCGCCTAATGGCTGTTATCGCACCCATAGTTTCCACCTGGAACGATAAAGGCGTCCGCCAGGCTGAGTCCGATCTCGACAGCTTCGGAGGAAGAGCGGCGTCCGCGCTCGGGAAGGTCGGCGAAGCCGCGAAGAAAGCCGCGAAGCTCGTCGCTGGGATCGGCGTCGCTGGAGCTGTCGGAGCGTATAAGGCGATCGACGCCGCGTCTGATCTCGCCGAATCGCAGGCGAAAGTAGACGTGATCTTCGGCGAAGGTTCGGCCTCCGTCGAAGCGTTCGCAGACACCGCCGCGAAATCGTTCGGCCAGTCCCGCCAGGACGTCCTAAACGCCGCCGGCGTCTTCGGAACCTTCGGAAAGGCGGCCGGCCTCGCTGGTGACGATCTCGCCGACTTCTCGAATGGTTTCACCGGCTTAGCGTCCGATCTCGCAAGCTTCAACAATGCGACCCCGCAGGAGGCGATCGACGCGATCGGCGCGGCGCTCCGAGGAGAATCTGAACCGCTTCGCCGTTTCGGCGTCCTGCTCGACGACGCGACCCTGAAACAGGAGGCGCTCGCGCTCGGGATCTACGACGGGAAAGGCGCGCTGACCCAACAACAGAAGATCCTCGCCGCCGAAGCCGCGATCTATAAGCAGACAGCAGACGCTCAGGGCGACTTCGCGCGCACGTCGGACGGCCTCGCGAACCAGTCGCGAATTCTGAAGGCCAGCCTCGCGAACGTCGTCGCCGAGATCGGCGAGAAGCTTCTACCGATCGCGCTAAAGATCGCCGACTTCCTAAACCAGAAGGTGATCCCCGTCGTCGAGAAAGTGGCCGACGTCTTCGGGAAAGAAGGTTTCGCCGGCGTCGTCCGGCTGGCCGGCGACGAGCTGAAGAAAGCGCTCCCGCCGGCGCTCGAGAAAGTAAAAGATCTGATCCTCGCGCTGGGTCGCTGGCTGATAAATACCGGCCTTCCCCTCCTCGCCGACAAGCTCGCAGAGCTCGGCCAGGCGCTGATCGACTGGATCGGCCCCCGCATAAAGCCGGCGCTGAAGAAGCTCGGCGAACTACTCGCCGCGCTCGGCGCATGGATCCTAGACGAAGGCCTTCCCCTACTCGTCGAGAAGCTGATCGCGCTCGGCGACGCGCTCGTCGACTGGATCGGCCCCCGAATCGGCCCCATGCTGAAAGAGCTCGGGAAGCTTCTCGTCGCGATCGCCGACTGGATCGTTACCGAAGCCGTCCCGAAGATCGGCGCGCAGGCGCTAAAGCTCGGCGAAGCTCTGATCGGCTGGGTCGTCGAGCTCGCTCCGAAGCTCGCAAAGGGACTCGCCGGCGCTGTGGTGGATATCGTGAAAGCTCTCCCTGGCCTGTTCGCGAGCCTGATAAAGGCGCTCGCCGGCCTCGGGAAAGATCTCGGCGCGAGCCTGGTAAACGCGCTCGTCGACGCGATAAAGGGGCTCGCGCTGAAAGGCCTCGAAATCGGGAAATCGTTCGCTAACGCGATTATCAGCTTCATAAATGAGCAGATAATCCAGAAGATAAACGACCTGCTCGAATTCAAGATCGACCCGCCAGGCCCAGGCCCGACGCTGACAATAAACCCGCCTGATATCCCGAAGATCCCAATGCTCGCCGAAGGCGGAATCGTCCGATCGCCGACGCTGGCCCTGATCGGCGAAGCAGGTCCTGAAGCAGTCGTGCCGCTTTCCGGCCGTAACGCCGGCGTCGGCGGAATCACAATAAACGTGAACGGCGCGCTCGACCCGTCCGGCGTCGCGCAACAGATCCGCCGAATCCTGAACCAGGACCAGGCTCGGCTCGGAACACTCTCGGCGTTATGACTGTAAACGTCCTCCTCGGCTTCACGTCGCCGACTCAGATCGAGGACGTCGTAATCGAAGGCGTCCGTATCGACCGCGGCCGCCAGGACATAACAGCCGCCGTATCGTCGAATCGCGCCAGCTTCCAGATTCTCTACGACTCGAGCGCCGGAACCTTCGACCCGACGACGCTCACCCTCGGCGAATTCGTCCTAATCCAATACTTCACGCCGGCCGGCTATAACCTGTACGGCGGCCGGATTACCGATATCAGCTTCGATAAAGACCTGGCACAGGTGACCGCCGTATCGGACGGCCTTTCGCGGCTCGGCCGCGGAACACTCTCGACGTACGTCTTCACGGGAAGCGTCTATGCGACACTCGTCGATCTTTACAACGATCAGCTCGTCGACCTTTATCCGAACCTGAACCCGCCAGGTCTGGTCTGTAGCGCGAACGCGACCGAACAGGTAGAGATCGAGCTACTCAGCCCTGGATCGTCGCCGATCTCCGTCCTAACAGAGCTCGCCAGCTCCGCGCCGAACAGCTTCCTATTTGAGGGGCTCTCCGGCCAAATCACGCTTTACGACCAGAGCTATTTCCGACCCTCGACATGGCCGGCCGCGCCCGTGGTGCTCACCGGCGACGAAATCGTCGACGACTGGAGCATGACGAAGACGATCGGCGAGAAGGTAAACAGCTCGGAAGTCGTCTGGACCGGCGGGACCGCCGTCGATAACGACACGCTCGACCAGGATAACTTCGGGACCTACTCGAGCAGTATCTCGACCTATCTCGTGAACGAAGCTGACGCGGACCTGATCGCCGAGCGCACCCTCGCCAATTTCGCTGACCCAGGCTGGCAGATCTCCGCGATAACGATCCCCGTCCACACTCTCAGCACGAGCCGCCAGAATACGATCACCGGCTCGATACAGGTCGGGACGATCGTCGATATCCCCGAGCTGTACCCTGGGCTCCCGACCCGCTACGTCGTCCAGGGGATCAGCGACGTTCTCGGCCAGACCCGCTTCGAGCGGACCCTGTACCTGGCCGACTGGACTCTGCTCAGACCGGCCGAAACGTGGGACGACGTGACGTCGACGCTCGCCTGGCAAGACGTGAACGCGTCGATTATCTGGACCGACTTAGTGAGAGAATGGATCTGATCTATGCCGAACACTTCGAATTTTAATATCGCCTATCCGGCGAATACTGCGCTAGTGAAAGACGGCGCGTCTGCGATGGGAACGATTGCGACCGGCTTCGATTCGCTCCTCGGAACGATCGGCCTGGGAGGCTTCAGAAACGCGATCATAAATGGCGACTTCAGCGTGAACCAGCGCGTATTCAGCTCGACGACGACCACGGGAACCTATGGCTTTGATCGTTGGGCCATGCTGAAGAGCGGCGGAACGACGACCTACAGCTCGCAGGCGTTCACCGTCGGCTCACCGGCCGCGACAGGCTACGAGGCGGCGACCTACGCGCGACTTGTCACGTCCGGCCAGTCAGCCGCCAGCGATTTCTCGTTACTTCAGCAGTCGATCGAAGACGTTCGCACGTTCGCCGGCGCACAAATCGTTATCTCGTTCTGGGCTCGAGCAGGCTCAGCGACGCCATCCGTAGCGCTCGAATGGGTTCAGGCGTTCGGTAGCGGCGGAACGCCGTCCGCGGCCGTCGAGACATACGTCGCGAAGATCCAGATATCCTCCAGCTGGGCGCGCTACCAGGTCGCGTTTACCGTCCCCAGCATTAGCGGAAAGACGATCGGAACCGACGTGAACAGTTCCGCCGTAACGCTTCGGATATTCACGTCCGCCGGCTCGACGTTTAATTCCCGAACGAATTCGCTAGGTATCCAAAATGCGACGATCGACTTATGGGGCGTCCAGGTGGAACGCGGAAGCTACGCGACCCCATTTGAGCGCCGGCCGCCAGGCGTCGAGTTTGCGCTCTGCCAGCGTTACTTCGAGAAGAGCTACGACTACGCGACGGCGATAGGAGCTATCACGTCCGTCGGAGCTGTTACCACGATCGCGCCGACAACTACAGCAAATAAAGTTCTAGTCACCGTCGGCTTTCGAGTACCGAAACGCCGGCCCCCGATCGTGAATATCTACTCGACAGCCAACGGAGCGGCCGGTAACTGGTTCGAGCTCGGCTTCGGTAACAGAGGAGGCGCTACGTCGGCCGTTTCACCGTTTAGTTTCGTCGTCTATAACACGGTAGTCGCCGCCGCCGCGTTCGCCCAGTATGAAACGCACTACACCGCGGAAATCGACTTCTAACTATGGGAATCGTGAATCCGCCTAAAGCTCTGATCCTGCTCGTCGCTCTCGTCTGCGTGACTGTGCTCCTCGCCGTCGGAAAGATCGACCAGGCCGCCGGCCTTCCGATCGTGACCGCGATCGTCTTCTACGGTATCGGGAACGGCGTCCAGGCCAGAACAGGCTCGCCCAGTTCTCCGATTATCGGACCGAAGGAGAAGCAGAAATGAAACGCCAGTACACCGGCCTAAAGGATGGGATCGCGAAACGGAAACGCCCAGGGACCGAACACTTCGCCGCCTGCGTCCAGTACCTGTCCGGCGGGAAGCTCTGGAACAATGGGACTTTCGTGATCCGAAACGCTCGAGGGAAGGCGACGCTCTCCGTTCACGCGACCGGCCGCGCGATGGATCTCTCATTCCGAAAGACGGCGACGCGCCCAGGCTCGAGCAGAACCTACGCTCAGCTGTGGATCGACTTCTTCGTGAAACACGCCGACGAGCTCGGCGTCGAGCTGATCGTCGACTACAGCTATCCGAAGGGGCTCGGCGGCGGCCGCGTCTGGCGCTGTGACCGCGGAACCTGGGTAAACGCGAAACCAGGGCAAATTACCGCCGGCGGCCAGCCGTGGGCAGACTGGATTCACGTCGAGATCTGCCCCTTCGCCGCCGACTCTGTCGAATGGGTCCAGGGCGTCTTCGACAAACTGGTCGGCGAAATCCCCGCCGAATAGGTTCTGGACATTCCGCCAGCCATTCGGTATGGTTCCAGCACCGGCCACCGGCCGGCGAAAGCCCCGACGAAACATAGGAGGGACATATGTCCGCCATGAGTGAGCTATTTACTGTCCTCGAAGAAGAACAGCCGAGACTCTTCGAGCTGTTCCCGACAGATCAGGAGATCGACGCCGCGCTCGAGCGCCACCCGTCGATTCGCCGGAACCGTGAACCCGAACCCGCGCCGGCTGTGACCCCATTCGAGCGCGGAATGGAAGGATCAGCGCGCGCCGCGCAGAAGTGGAGCCCCGAGCAGAAGACGCTCGTCGCCGACGCGATCCGCGGCTGTGCGAAATTCCTCCCGACGTTCACCGCGGACGACGTGTGGGATCGGCTCCCGAAAGACTTCCCCGTGACGAAGGGACTCGGCGCGGCGCTGAACGCGGCCGCCAGGCTCGGACTCATTCGCGCCACCGATACAACGCGCAAGAGCCGCCGCACAGACGACCACGGCCACGGCCAGCGCCTAACAGTCTGGAAGAGCCTCTGATGAAATCACGCCTATTTATGGCCGGCTTCGCCTGTTACAGCGTCGCCGTTCTGATCCTCGCCGACGCGGCGCTGAGCGACGAGAAACCGCCGCAGACGTCGCCGGCGATCGTCACAGAACCGCCGCCGCCGACAGTCGTAACGATCCCGATCGCGACTAGCTCGAGCACGTCGACGAGCGTCGCCGCTAATAGCACAGAATCTGCGCACGAAGCACTTCAGGCCGACATTACGGCGGCCGACGTGATCGCGGCCCTAGACCCCGCTCTCCCGTGTCTCGAATGGGTCCCGTTAGCGCTGGAAGTTGGCTGGCCAGCCGAGGAGCTCCCGACGCTCCTCCCGATCCTCTGGCGAGAATCACGCTGTCAGCCGTGGGCGGACTCAGGCCCCGATCATGGCCTGGCCCAGGTGAACCAGATCCACAGCGACTACCTGGCTCAGCTGGGGATGACGTTCGAGGATATGAAAGATCCGCGCGCGAATCTAGCTTTCGCGTTCCGGCTCTGGTCCGAACGCGAAGCGGCCGGTAAATGCGGCTGGACGCCGTGGAGCGTGACCTGTGACTGACTGGATCGAACGCGCCGCCTGCGTAGGCCTCGGACACCTCTTCTTCCTCGAGCCTGGAGAATCTTCAGCCCCAGCTAAGAAGATCTGCGCCGTCTGTCCTGTGCGCGACGAATGTCTCGCCGACGCGCTAACCCACCCCGAGCCCTGGCACGGAATCTTCGGAGGAATGTCGCCACGCGAACGGCGACGATTCGCCGCCGAAATGGATCTGCCGAAACCGATCCGAATAATCCAGCACGGAACCAGAGCCGGCTACGAACAGGAACGCCGAGCCGGCCGGCCGACGTGCGAACGCTGTCGAGAAGCTCACGCCGCCGCGACCCGTGAGAAGAATCGCGCCTACAAGGCTCAGAACCGCGGGAAGGTGGCTTCGTGAACCTGGACCGCGAACGCGAACTACTTCGCGAAATACGCGAACCGGCGACAGCTCGAGCGCTCGGCCGGCTGATCGACATAATCGAAGCGCAGGACGCGCTCGTGAAGACGCTCGTCCGCTTGCTGGAGCTCGACGAGGAGGAGCCGACGCCGTGGCGCAGGTGAATTTAGGCGATTACGTCGACGTCCCGACCAGGCTTCGCCTAGCGCTCGACAGGTGGCCGGAGCTTCGTATCCAGGAGGAGAAGCCGGAGATCGTCGTCGTCGACGGCCATACGTTCATTTCCGTGACTGTGACAGTCTGGCGGACGCCCGACGACCCGCTCCCGACGTTCGGGACAGCCTGGGAACCCTTCCCAGGGCGAACCCCATACACGCGGGACTCGGAAATGATGAACGCGAGCACGAGCGCGCTCGGCCGAGCTCTCGGCTTCCTAGGCCTCGGAATCGCGAAGTCGATCGCGACCCAGGAGGAGGTTCGCGTCAGGGTCGCCGATCGTGGAAGCGCACCAGAGGCCCCTAGAAGCCCGTCTGAGCGTCCCGCGCCGGCTCAGGCTCCCAGCACAGCCGACGGACCTTCTCAGCCTCAGCTTCGGAAGCTGTCGGCGCTGAAGTACGCCGGCCCAGTCCCGAAGACGAAACGCGAAGCGTCCCAGCTGATCGACCAGCTGATGAATCCGACCCCAACAGAAGAAGAGGAGCCTCCGTTCTAATGCCCCGACTAAAGGAATCAGAGAAAGACTTCCAGGCGGCCGTCGTCACGTTCGCGAAGCTGTGCGGCTGGCGCGTCCAACATACGCGAACCGTTCAGATCCGACCTGGCGTCTGGGCGACCCCCGTCCAGGGTCACGCCGGCTTCCCCGATCTCGTGCTCGCCCACCCGACGCGCGGCGTCCTGTTCGTCGAGCTGAAGACGATCGGCGGCCGACTGTCGAAAGATCAGAAAGACTGGCTGATCGTGCTCTCCGAATCAGCGGCCGAGGTTTACGTCTGGTATCCGTCCGACTGGCCGCAGATCGAGGAGCGGCTTCAGCGTGACCCGAAGGAGGCGACCCTGTGAACCTGCTCGCCGAATGTTCCCTGACCGACCGGCTCGGGATCCTCTACGACATTCTGGCCGCCTGGGGACTGTTCGCACTTGTGATCGTCGTCGAGGAT